GGTAGACGGTTAACAAGTAGAGATCCGGAAGAGTTGAGAGCAGAGCGCGCTGTGTGATAAAAATATCTTTCTGCTGGAGTCTTTGGAGCACCGTAGATTTGTTCGAACTCAGAAATATTTCCAAGTCCGATAACTTCATCGGTAGGTCCTTCGGATGCGAATCCAGCAATATACGTAGTGGTGCCTGTTTGAGCTGTGCGAAGTGATAAATCACTCTCACGAATCTCGACACCAGGAGATTGAATTGTCCTATTAGCCATATCATTATTTATGCTTTTTTGGACAAAAATCTGCAACTATTTTAACTTAGTAGTTAATAAGTTTAGAGTGAATTTGTGAATATACAAACGTCATTGAGGAAGTAATTTCTTCAGAATTTCTATAGTTATACTGTATTTCTCCTAAAGTTACAGGAAAAGCTTTTGTATATGTAAATTCAATACGTTTATTGTTAAACTCATCTAAACCATACAATGTCATGTCAGTCTGATAGCTTTTAAAATTTTCATCTGTTACTAATCCATCAGCATCATATAACCCTTCCTTTTCATCATGCATTAAATCAAGCCATTTATAAAGTACCCAATAGTTGTTAAACCCATTGTCGATAGTAAATTCCACAGTAACTGGTGGAAATGGCTCTTTAGCATGCGTTGAGTTGTATAGATTTGAACCAGCATAAGGTATTTGTAGAGCTGGTACATCTATAGATGGTACTACAGCACCATAAACAGAAAATTGAAACGCATCTTCATTTACATTAAAAGTCTGTCTATCGGTTTTTGAATCAATCTTACGCAGAGCTGGAGGTAACGAGAAAACCAGAGTAAACTTATCAGTTCTACTCTTATTAAGAAAGGATTGATTATTTTGGTTTACAGCCATACTGTTATTTAATCTAAAGTTGTGTAAATCCTTGGTCTAATAGATCATAATAATCATCACCCATTTCTTCTTCGCCATTCGCCATACCCCAATAAACAGGGTTAAGATCAGGGCTACCTCCTGTAACTTCATTATCAGTATAGATTGAAGTTGGATCTTCAAATAATGATACTCCAAAATCTAATGGCTCAATAGTCTTAGGACGACCTGTATCATCTTTTTCAATAATCTCAAAGTATTGTTCACATATCTCGTTATCTAAAATATAGTACCCATACATTAAAGCCATAACTAAGTCATCGTGACAACCATGTCTAGCCTTCCAAGTACCGTTTGGGTAACGTACAAAATTTCGAAGCTCATCTAAAGTTTCTTCATCTCGCATAACAATTGACTTAAGATCATTCATCCAATACCGCATGTTGATAATACCACGATGCTTTGTATTGGTGTGTGCAATCATACCTTGCATACGTTTCTTTCTATGAGCGGCTTTGTTACCATATGAAACTAGCTTTGGATAGCTCATATCATATGCAAGACGGTCAACGACTTGAGCACCACAATTGTTACGTTCAACTAAAGCAAGAGGTGAGCCATAGTTACGAAGAATCTTATAAACTTTGTTACTGAACTCCATTGGAGAGATTTTATTATTACGGTATACTGCTACTTGTCTTACTTCTGCTGGATCAGTAATATCTAGCATCTGTATAATAGAGCTATCCTTTCCAACTCCTTCAGCTGTATCTACACCAGCAGCATATATTCTACCCTCCTGTGCTTCTTCCCAAACTTTATAACAACCATCATCAAGTACAACTTTAGGATCACATACTTGACGCTCCATCATTTCATATAAAGCATCATCAATCGAAGCTTCGCCTGAATTAATCCACTCACAACAAAATTCTTGACGCCAAGCCTCATCAGACCCAATCGTCTGCTTTGTGGTAGCTGCCCATGAGTCATCTCGTCCAGGTACTTCATTCCACATTATTTTTCCATGAGCCCAGCCATTTTCATCCGTTTCAGCTCCATTATAAAGTCTATAGAATAAATTCTGTGTACCGTTAGCTGTTGAACATACAAATGCTTTTGATTTTTTGGAAGATGAAATAATAGGAAAGACAGATTTCCAGAACTCATCTACTAAGTGAGGCTCAATAAATGCCATCTCATCAACTACCAGGCAGTTAACAGATTGTCCTCGAGCAGCTGTACCAGTTGTAGTTGTGATACCAATACGAGAACCATTCTCAAGAGTCATTGATGTTTTTGCATATTCTTTAACTGGTGGCTTAAGCCAGTTAGGTAGCTCTTCATATGCCATTCTAACTCGGGAAAAAATCTCAATAGCAGTTGCCTCTTTGTTCGCAACAAGAAGGATGCGTTGATCTTTTTGGAAGCAAGCTTGCCATAGTAGATAGATTGTCATTAGAGTCGACTTACCAATCTGACGAGAAGCTAAAAGAATATAAAATCGATTGTCTCTCATACATCTTAATGCTTTTTTCTGAGCAGGATACAGCTTAATTTTTTCTCTACCTGCATCTAAATTAACAATATAAAAAAAGTTTTCAGCAAAGTATAAAATATTTTTCTGAGCTTTCTTGAGAGATTTAATTTTATCTGGAGTATATTCTCCTTGCCAGTTACGATTAGGTAAATTATCATTACCCATATAGAACATACCTGTATCTTTTTTTGACATAGACTATGCTTATTTAATCGGTTATTTTTATTTTACAACTATTCCTAGTTTTTACCACCAACTGACATAAATATTAGCATGGCTAAAACAAAAGACCTTAAGGATCTCGGTGAGGTATATGGTAACCTCGGTAAAGAGGCTACTGTTGTTGCCGAGAATTTAGAATCCCAAACAGTTGGTGATAAGACTGCCAATGTTGGCGATGCAGATATTCAACCTGGTGGCCCAACGGCAGAAGGTGGTTTTGAAGAATCGGAAGTTGATATTAAAAAGGTAGGTGATGATAATCCTTATAATGTAAAAGGATTGTCCTACGGGGATGACAACTGCCCCACCCTTGAGACAGATCAACCGGAAGAGCAAGAAGCTGGAGAAAAGAAAGATGATCCAGAAAGTTCAACTGAAGAAGAGGATGAGGAAGAAAGTTCAATAGAAGTACTTGAAATTGCGCGGGAGGGACTAAATAAATATATGGCCAATAAATCTATTTTTGATGAACTCTATGCCAAAGTCATTAGCGAAGACTTCGGAATGGAAGAAGTTGATGACCTTGATGCACTCGGTATTGAAGATGCAACTCCAGATGAGGAGCTTGCTGACGAAGAAGGTGATGACATTGAAGGTGAAGTAACAATTACACTTGATAAAGAACTCGCAAAAGCACTCCACGATGTCCTTATGGCAGCTATGGGTGAGGATGACGACGCTGATGAAGCTGATGACGACGTTGATGAAGTTGAAGCTGAGGTTGAATCTGAAGACAGTGAGGGATTCGTATATGACAATGAAGAGGATAACGAAGGTGAACCAACAGCTTTTAACACACATTACAATGATGGTAAGAGTAATAAAGTTGGTAACACTGGAGACGGCTTCGGACAACCTAAAGTTCAGCCAATGAACAAAGTACATCACAAGCCTGCTGCTGGACCTTCTGACAAAGGTGGCGAGCCTAAGTCTCATTCCGGAAGCTATAATGATGGAAAGAGTAATAAAGTTGGTAACGTAGGTGATGGCTTCGGTCAGCCTAAAGTCCAGCCTATGAACAAATCTGTTAAAGCATAATTAACTTAAACATATAACTTAAGAGACTCGTGCAAAGCACGAGTCTTTTTTTGTATATTGATACAACTAGCATAAATATATACATGCAGACATTCAAGGAATACTATCAGGGTAATCATATGATGCATGCTAATGCTACATCCGTACGCAAAGGTGGTAAAAGTATTATGCGCTCTGGTCGTAAACATGAGAACTTAACTAGAAAAGAGTATAAGCATAAATGCCCTCATGTTAAAAACCTTATAAATGGCGGGGCTGGGTCAATTAATTTACTAGGGCAGCCACTTATGAATTCTCTTCAAATGTATGGTATGGAGTTTGAACCAGGTACTGTAAAAGGTATAGGCAACTCTGATGTAGAAATCGAAATGTTTGAAAACGAAGAAGGGCAGCCTCAAGCTATCCTTCGTAGAAAAAATAAATAATGGCTTGTAACACAAACAGATTAAATTGTACCCCGGAAGAGGTTATGATGGCTGCAAGTATGCCTTGCGGTGAATTTGTGAATGCAAATAATTTACAAGCTGAACAGCTAGTGTATGACTTAGCTTATCGTGATCTAATTAATAATCATGGTATCAATATAGATTACTATATTAAGCCGTTTAGTTTATCAGCTGCAAATATGTTGTATGGCGAAGAACCTACATCTGTTTTTGAAGCTGCATCAGGCATGCAAATGTTTGTCGAACTATCACAAGATGCATTAGCTCTTACTCAGTTTGGATTTGATCCTGGTGATGAATTCACAGGCTATATTCACATAGAAACTTTCCGTAGTGTGATGAGTGCTAGCAACTCATATAATAATTTACAAGAGGTTGAGCCTAAGTCAGGTGACCTAGTTGAAATAACAGGGTTAGGTTGCGACAGGCCAGGTGGTCGTTCAGCAAACATTTACGAGATTACAGAGCGAAGAGATGAAGATGTTTCAGCGATCAACCCGATTTTAGGTCACTACGTATATCGCATTAGGGCAAAGCGATTCGATTATTCGTTCGAACCGAATGCACCGCAGGAATCTAAGAACGAGCAAGTATATGATGACTCGCAATTCGGTACTCTCAGTACAAATATTAGCGCAGACAGTGTATCAGATGCTAAGACATATGATTGGGACATTGATGAAGATTCTCAGCAGAATGTCTATGATATGGATGTAAATGACAATAGCATTTACGGTGATTATTATTAATAAAAAAAGCCGGCAAGTCCATATATGGACTCACCGGCTTAATTGGTTTGTGTTATTCTTCGACTGTTTCTTCTTCCGCAGCTTCAGGCTCAGTCCATTGGTCTTTAGCTTGCTCTTGTAGTTTATTAAAAATAACAGTAGCGGCTTCAGCAACCTGAAGACCTTGCGATTTTACTGCTATATCAATAAGCCTAAAAAGGGCACCAGTTTCATTTTCTGTCAACGATAATTTAATTTCATTCATGGGTTTATATAATTAGTTATTTGTTTTCTTGCGATTTTTTTTGTTTGCTGCTCGTTTAGCCGCACTAGGAGGAGTCTCTACAAATTGTTGTATGTTAGATTGAGGAGCAGATGTAGTAGGTTTATCTGCTGTTTGAATAGGTTGTAGGAGTGATTTAACAATACTATCGACATCAAACATCTGATTCACATCATTATATGGACACTCATGACCTGCTCCAGTAAAATTATAATCATACAAATACGAATCAATAGTACCTTCTGGAAATTGTACAGGCGCTTTAATATTTGTATGTAAATCATAACCAAATAATTCTGGTTGGGTACCTACCCAAACAACAGTTGCTGGTCTGTTCATAGCAGCTGCTGCATGCTGGAACGATGAATCAACAAATAAGCAACGATCTGCGATCCGAATCATATTAAAAAGAGTCTTCTTTGGTACAACCTTTTCATATCTAATAACATTATTAAGCTTATGGTGAAAATCATAGCAAACATGAATAATTTGATACTGCTCTTGTAGCTTATCGACAATGTGTTGAGCCACCTCCGGATGAATATCCCGAGTCCAAGAGTAGTTATCTGCCTGATGATCTTTACCTGGACCTCCAAACGGCTGGAAGAGTAGTATGGGCTTTGTCTTTTGAATCTTAGCTAACTCCGGATCAACATAATTAGCTTCGCGCATATTCATAGGTAGATTAGGCGCTTCTCCTTTATAATCGATACCAATCATCTTACACCAAGTAAGAATAAGATGTTTCTGCTTTTTAATATGGCTTGTTTCTTTATAAGGCTCCTGCGAGAATACAACAGTATCTTTAGCATATATATAATCTTCGTAAAAATACGGTACATTACCTAGTCTATATACACGTTCTACATCTTTATTACCTAGATAGATTTCCGGCCAAGCACACACAACAATAACTTTAGTTGTTGGGTGATTATTTTTATATGCTTTTACTACCGCAGTAGAGCATATATGCTTACCGATACCTCCTT